TTAAAAATATAAATAATAAAATAGGCATTACAGATATAAAAATTTTTATGAGTGGAATAATTAGATTTAAATTTTGTTCCAACATTATTCCTCTGATTTATTTATCTTAGTATTTATTTTTCCATTGTTTGCTTTTTCTCTTATTTTTTCTAATCTTTCTAGAAATTTTTTGGTTTCTAAAATTTGTTCATCTAGTGCTAAACCTTGATTTATTAATCGTATTAATTCTGGCTTTTCTTTTTCCCAATTTGTGAGTGTATTTCTAGTAATATTTAATTTGTCTGCTAATTCTTGTCTAGTCATTTTTCATACTTTTTGACAAATTATTTTGCATTTTATTAATTTTTAAGGGTTTTTTATTTAACATTTCATTATCCAAATGCACAATTATTGTGCATAATTTTTTGATTTTTGTTCGCAACAAAATTATATCAAAAATTGCATAGGTTTTGCCCTGAATATGGCATTAAACTATTCTGGCTCCGTTTGGACGAAACACCTTTTCGGAGCCAAGTTAAATGGTGTTTCAAAAACAAAAAATAAACTAAAAAAGGTGTTAAAATGGAAATCGTTAAGTCTGAATATGATTTAAAGTATATTCTTAAAGGTGGTCTTGTTAGAAGTTCTGCTTCTGGTAAGTTTGAAGGTAATGATTACTCTTCTTCAGTTCGTATTTCTTCATCAAATATCTATGATGTTGTTAATGAAAAGACCGGCTTTACTGATGAAGTTGAGCAAAAAGTAGTTTTTAAAATTATCTGCCCTGATAACAATACCGCTGGACTTGTAGCGGCTGCAATAAAAGAAAAATTTAAAAAAGGCGAAGAGATACCTGTTCAAGGTGGCTTCCCTAACGATCAAAGAATAATTACGATCGCTAATCCAGTTGAATACTTCCTATTTGATACAAAGCCTGCAAAAAAACCTGAAAATAAATAAAGGGGTTTATCCCCTTTAACTACTTATTTAAGTCCGTGTTTCCTTAAATAAGTAGTTAAAGGCTACTAAATTTTAACAAAAAGGGTTAGAGATGAAAAAAATTCTTTCTTCTACTAAGGCTAAGGTTTTAGGTGGTGTTGCTGCTGTTAGCACAATGTCGAGCAATGCTCTTGCAGCTGGTATAACAATGGGTGCAGACGGCACAGTAACTGGCGATCTTAATATCGCTCCATTTATGGGCGTAGCTGGTGCAGTCATTGTTGTTTTGGCTGCAATTTTTGCTGTTAAAAAAGGTCTTTCTCTTTTAAAATAGCTTGTTCCCCTTTATTGGGGGGCTAATTTTTAAAAAGGTTAAAAGTGTATTTTGATTTTATAGATGTTACGAAATTAGGAATTTTTTTAAATTCTTTCTTTGCTGTTGTAATTGTCTTTTTTGCTTGTGTTACTGCCATTACTTCCGCTTTTAGTCTTTTTAAAAATTAGCACGTAAATTTTAAAGCTTAAAGCAGAGTGCAAAGCAAAGCTTTAAGCCGACAAACGGAGTGCGTCAGTAGTTTTTGGGGTTTAAATTTATGGATAAAGTCTTTCTTAATTTAACAATAGAGCAATATAACTTCTTGATGTCTACCACTGGTACTTTATGCGGTTTCTTGCTTTGTTTGTTTATTTTCATAATTCTTTCAAGAATTTAAAAAAGGTGTTTAAAATGTTTAACGTTATTGGTATTCCGGCTTTTGATTACTTTTTTTCTATCTTTATATGGTTTATGGTCTTATCTTTACCCATTTGTGCTGCTTTAACTCTTTTAACAAAAAGATTTTTTTAAGGCTTTGTGATGAAATTTCTAGTTAGATTTTTCATTTTCTTATCTCTTTTATGTTCTCTTGCTTTTTCTAAAAATTGTGCTGGCAGTGGCTTATGTTTGGCTGTGCTTGATCGTAACTTGGATAGTTCTTTTAAGCCTATTGATGGCAAATTTTTAAAAGGAAATCATTTTGGTATTAGGTCGCCTGAATATGGTTATTACTTTATCTATTCTTTTATAATTAGAGATGAAGCTTATTATTTTGCTGGCTCAAAAGCTCCAGGTTTTTATAAGGGGTTTGGTGGTGATTATTCCTATATAAATAGCAAACCAAAAACTGGTCGCTTTGGTCAACGTGGCGGTGTTGGCGATTATGAATATTATGTTGCTTCCGATTATCCAAAAGACCCAGTTTTTACTTATTATGATTTTATACTTTTTAATTCAAAACAAATAGCTAAATGTTCTTTAAATCAAGAATTTAACACCGATACTATGCAATGTGTCGATGCTTGTCCGGCTGGTCAATTATGGAATGTTGAAACTAATGCTTGTGTTGTTGATTGTACCGATGAAGATAATCATAAATTTTTTACTTCTGATTATACTTGTATAGATTGTTCTAGTGCTTTAACAATAGATGATATTGCAAGGTGTTATTGTTCTGGTCTTGGCTCTTCTTATAATCCTGGTTATGCTTGGGATCCTGAAAAACCTAATATTGTTAATGCTCATTGCAAAGATGAAAGATTGATTACTTTCAAATTTGACAAAAGTAAAGAAAATCTAAACAAAGATAAAGATAAAGACAAAGACAAAGAAGATCCAAATAAGGATAAAGACAAAGACAATAACAATTCTACGCCTGGTAATGGTAATAATAGCGGTTCTAGCGGTGGTAATAATAACGGCTCTGGTGGCAATAATGGCGGTTCTGGCGGTGGTTCACCTGGCGGAAATGGCGGCTCTGGTGGCGGTACTGGTGGCGGTTCAAGCGGCGGCAATAATCAAGGAAATAACGGACAAGGTGGCGGACAAGGAAACAATGGCAATTCTGAAAACGCTACACCTGGCAATATAGATTATGGCGAGCTTGAAGAAAGAACTGCTGATCTCGCAAATACGTATAAGGAAAATATTAATAATCTTTTTGAGCCTATTGATGGTATTAAAAAAAGCTTAAATGATACTATCTCAAAAATCAAAGATGGCAATCTAATGAGCTTAAAAAAAAGGCGGTATTCCTAATACTTGCCCTTTAAATTTTGATGTAGATATGGTTTTTTTCAGTAAAAAAGTTGTCTTTGATTTTTGTAGTATTCTTTCGCCGATTGCTTCTTCTCTTTATGTCTTTTTCTTTGTAGCTTTCTTTTTGTTGTTTTTATTTTTAATAGCCAAGCTATTTATTTTTACTTTTATGGGGTGGTAAGATATGCAAGCAATTATAGCTACTATTGTTTTATTCTTTCGCTTTTTTAAATGGGAAAATGCTATTAATTTTGTTTTTAAAGCAATTACATTTTCTAAAATGGTTGTTATTAACGTAATTTTAGGTGCTCTTGTTTTATCTTATGCTGCTGCTGTTATTTATATTATTAATTTCATCTATTCTAAGATTAACTACATTATTGATTATGTTAATAATCTCTCTATTGGTAGTGATAGGATCGTTACGACTGCTTTTTCTATTTTAAAATCTCTTGGTGCCTGGAATGCTTTTTGTGATGTGTTTTCTATTTTTTCGCCTATTTTGCTTTCATTTTTTTTAATTTATGCGACAAAGATAGGCATTACTATTTTTAGATTTATTCGCGAAACTTTAGTTACATTTATTTTGGCAAAGCTTTAAAAATGATTACTTATTTAGTTGGCAATCCTGGAAGTGGTAAAACATATTACGCAGTATATATGATTTACCAGACCTTTTTATTTGAGCCAAAGAAAACATTTTTATCTAAATTTGTTAAGCCTAAAGAAAAGCCTAGCTATTTATTTTGCTATACAAATATAAATGAGTTTAAGTTTGAATTATCAGATAAATTTAAAAAGTTCGATTTTGATGAGTTTTATTTAGGTTTAAGAAACTTATATGCTTTATATAAGACTGGTGCCAGCGATAATGAAGTTAATGAGAAAGCCAAAGATCTAAATTTATATGGATGCGTATTTGTTCTTGACGAGTGCCATAACTTTTTTAAAGACAAAAAAGATGAAATTTTAGTTTGGTGGCTTACCTATCATCGCCATTTATACCAAGATATTTATTTAATTACTCAAGATTTAACCCTAGTCAATAACGAATATAAACGTATAGCAGAGAAATTTTATAGGGCTGTTGATAGCGCAAAAAGATTATTTTCAAAGAAATTCCGTTACGAAGTTTTTGCATCTTATAGGCTTTATAAAAAAGATAGATTAGAGATTATTAATATTCCATATCTTGAAGAAGTATTTAATTTATACCACTCTGGACAAAGTTCAAATAAAAAATCATTTGTAAGATTTTATTTTTTACTAGCTA